GAGCGACATCCGGGCCATCGGCGACGGTTCGGAAATGCGCGCCAAGCTCACCCGGCTCTGACGCCATGTCCGCCCACTCGATCCGCGAGCGGATTCTGCTCGCAGTGCTCGACGCTGTCCGCGCGCCGGTGGAAACGCTCGGAGCCACGTTGCACCGCTCGCCCACGGTGGCGATCAGCCGAGAGCAATGCCCGGCGCTGGTGGTATTCCCCGAATCCGATGCCATCACCGAACGCGCCAACGACCGCGTGACGCGCGTATTGACCGTCCGCCTCGTCGCCCTGGCGCGCGCCGTGCCACCCGCCATCCCCGAAACCGAAGCCGACCGGCTGCTCACCGCAGCCCACGCTGCGCTGCTGGCCGACGGGAATCTGGGCGGTCTTTGCCTTGGCATCCGTGAACAGGAATGCGAGTGGGACGTGGAGGACGCCGATGCGGTCGCCGCGTCGATTCCGGCGCGCTACGCGATCACCTACCGAACGCTCGCCCAAGACCTCTCAACCACTGGATGACACCCATGACCTCAATCGTCTTGACACGCCCGCACACGCACGCGGGCAAGTCCTTCAAGGCAGGCGAACGGCTCGATGTGGATGGCGGCACTGCCGATTGGCTGGTCGCCAACGGCATAGCCCGGCACGTCACCGAGCCGACCGCCGACGCCGCCCGCATCGACACCGATCCCAAACCCGTTCAACGCAAGGAATCCAAATCATGAGCACCTACGCCAGTTTTCAGGGCCGCGTCTTCCTCGGAAAACGCGACGAATCCGGCCTGCCCGTCGAAGTGCGCTCGCCCGGCAACGTCGCCGAATTGAAGCTCTCGCTCAAAACCGACGTGCTGGAGCACTACGAAAGCCAAACGGGCCAGCGCTCGCTCGACCACCGCATGGTCAAGCAGAAGTCGGCCACCGTGAATCTCACCATCGAGGAATTCACCAAGGAAAACCTCGCGCTGGCGCTCTACGGCAACCACGTCACCGGCAGCACCGGTTCTGTGACTGCCGAAACCATCGGTGGCGCGACGCCCGCCATCGGCGACCGCTACTTCTTCGCCCACCCCAAGGTATCGGCGGTCGTGGTCACCGATTCGGCGGGCACGCCCGCGACGCTTACCGCAGGCACGCACTACACGGTGGACACCGATTTCGGTGCCCTCCAGTTTCTGGATACCACCGGCTTCACCGCGCCGTTCAAGGCCGCCTACACCTACGGTGCGGCCACCGAGATCGGCATCTTCACGCAGGCGCTGCCGGAGCGCTTCCTTCGGCTGGAAGGCATCAACACCGCGCAAGGCAACGCCAAGGTACTGGTCGAGCTGTACCGCGTGGCCTTCGACCCGCTGAAGGAAATCTCCTTCATCTCGGACGAGTACAACAAGTTCGAGCTGGAAGGCTCGCTGCTCGCCGACAACACCAAGCCCTATGACGCGGTGCTGGGCCAGTTCGGCCGCATCGTGCAGCTGTGACGGAGCGGGCCATGAGCGATCTGGACAATCTCGTTCCGCAGGCGGTGGAACTGGTCATCGACGGCGAGCCACTGGCCATCAGGCCGCTCAAGGTCGGGCAGTTGCCTGCCTTTCTGCGTGCCATCACGCCGGTGATGCAGTACCTCGGGGGCGACGGCATCGACTGGCTGGCCCTTTTCGGTGAGCGCGGCGACGACCTGCTGACGGCGGTGTCGATTGCCGTCGGCAAACCGCGCGAATGGGTCGATGCGCTCGACGCCGACCAGGCCATCCTGCTGGCAGCCAAGGTGATCGAGGTCAACGCAGATTTTTTTACGCGGACGGTGATGCCAAGGCTCGACGGCCTGATCGCGCAGACCAGCGCGGTGGCGGTCACGGCTGGTTCGACGCCGTCCAGCACCTGATCGCCCACGGCCACCGCTTGCCCGACATCCTCGACTACACCCTGGCGCAGATGCGCGGCTTCAGCGCCGCCACCGTGCGCGCCGATGCTGCGCGCGACGCGAACCTCCTGTCGCTGATTGCTATCGGCACGCGCGGTGATTCGCGCCACCTCGACCAGACCCTCGACAGGCTTCAAGACCATGCGCATCTCGGTTCGCATCGATAGCAAGGCCGCGCAGGCGCAGTTGCGTCGATGGGGCGGCGAGTTCCGCGAGAAGGTGCAGAAGGCGGTCGCACGCGGCATCGCTAGCGAGGCCACCGAGTTGAAGCAGGACGTGCGCAGTCACGTCGCGGGCCAGATGACGGTGGTCAAGAAGTCCTTCGTCAAAGGCTTCACCGCCAAGGTGTTGGACAAGGACAAGAACCGGCTGCCCGCGCTCTACGTCGGCTCGCGCATCCCGTGGTCGGGCATCCACGAGCACGGCGGCGTGATCGGTGGCCGGATGCTGATCCCGCTGCACGGGCGTGTGGGCCGCAAACGCTTCAAGGCGCAGATCGCCGAGCTGATGCGCGGCGGCAATGCGTATTTCATCAAGAACGCCAAGGGGAACCTCGTGCTGATGGCCGAGAACATCAAGGAACACGACCGGCCACTGGCGGGCTTTAAGCGCCGCTACAGAAAGTCGATGAGTGGGGCCGAGGGCATCAAGAAACTCAAGCGCGGCGCGGACGTGCCCATCGCCGTGCTGGTGCCGCGCGTGCAACTGAAAAAGAGCCTGAACGTCGAGCGCATGGTGGCCGGGCGCATTCCGCGCCTGACGGCGGCCATCGAGAAGCAGTTGCGGCAGGTGGACTGACGATGGCGAACCGCATCTCCGTCCTCGTCGCGCTCGAAGGCGCGGACGAGGGGCTCAAGCGCGCCATCAACGATGCCGAGCGCAGCCTCGGCGGCTTCGGGTCCAGCGCCAAATCCGCCAGCGACAAGGCCGCTGCTGGGGTGGCCGAAGTCAAGGCGGGCATGAACGCCTTCGGCGATCAGGTTTCCAAGGCCAAGACGCAACTGCTGGCCTTCCTGACGATCAACTGGGCCAGCGGCAAGCTGCAGGAGATCGTCCAGATTGCCGATGCGTGGAACATGATGTCCGCGCGCCTGAAGCTCGCCACCGCAGGCCAGCGCGAGTACACGGTCGCGCAGAAGGAACTGTTCGCCATCGCCCAGCGCATCGGCGTGCCGATCCAGGAAACGGCCACCCTCTACGGCAAGCTGCAGCAGGCGGTGCGGATGCTGGGCGGCGAGCAGCAGGACGCGCTGACGCTGACCGAGAGCATCTCGCAGGCGCTGCGCATCTCCGGCGCGTCGGCCACCGAGGCGCAATCGGCGCTCTTGCAGTTCGGGCAGGCGCTGTCCTCGGGCGTGTTGCGCGGCGAGGAATTCAATTCGGTCGTCGAGAACAGCCCGCGTCTGGCCAAGGCGCTGGCCGATGGCCTGAACGTGCCCATCGGGCGCTTGAGGAAGCTGGCCGAAGAAGGCCGCCTGACCGCCGACGTGATCGTCAACGCGCTGATGAGCCAGAAGGACAAGCTGGCCGCCGAGTACGCGCAACTGCCGATGACGGTCAGCCAGTCCTTCACCCGGCTGGCCAACGCCTTCGGCCAGTGGATCAACCGCCTCGACGAATCGACCGGTTTCACCCAGAAGCTGGCGCAGGCGCTGACCTGGCTCGCGGACAACCTCGACACGGTGATGAAGTGGCTCACACGCATCGCCGAGGTCGGCCTCGCGGTGCTGGTCTACCGGTTGATCCCGGCGCTGATCATCGCGTGGCAGACGGCGGGCGCGGCGGCGGTGACGGCGGCCAGCACCACGGCGGCGGCGTGGGCGACGGCCAACCTGTCGCTGTCGAATGCCATTGCCACCGTCGGCAAGCTGCGCGTGGCCTTCGGCGTGCTCGGCGCGGCCATCGTCGGCTGGGAAATCGGGACGTGGTTGTCCGAAAAATTCGAGATCGTCCGCAAGGCGGGCATCTTCATGGTCGAGGTGCTGATGAAGGGTGTCGAGCACCTGCGCTACCAGTGGGAGATGTTCGCCGCGATCTTCACGACCGACACCATCGCCGAGGCCACGAAGCGCCACGAGGAGCGATTGGCCGAGATGAACCGCATCTTCGGCGAGATGTACGCCGATGCCACCGAAGGTGCGAACGTGGCCAAGGGTGCGATGGACACTGCCGCGACTGCCGCCGAAGAAATCGCCAAGCGGCTCGAAGCCGTGCGCCAGGGCACGCAGGAAGCGGTGGGGCGCGGCATCGAGGCCGTCCACGGCGCGCTGGAGAAACTCAAGGGCCGTCTGGGCGAGGTCGAACAGGCGGTGGGCAAGGCCCAGGGCGTAGTCAACGATGCCACCGCCAAGATGGCCGAGGCCTACAAGGGCTTCACCGCCATCGTCGAGGCCAATCTGCAAACGCAGATCACGGCGGTCAAGGCGCGCTACGAACAGGAGAAGGCCGAACTGGAGCGCACCCAGCAGTCCGAAACCGCCAAGATCACGAAGTCCACGCAACTGCTCACCGACGCTCTGACCCAGCAGGCCACGCTGCGCCGTCAGGCCACGACCGACACGTTGCTACTGATCGACCAGGAAACGCAGGCGCGCAAGGACGCCGCTGCACGCCAGGGCCAGACCGAGGTCGAGCGTACCGCCAATGTGCAGCGCGTCGAGAACGACATCCTCGCCACGAAGCGCCAGACGCTGTCGCAGGCCTTGTCGGAATACCGCCAGCACGTCGATGCGCTCAACGCCGAGGCCAACCGCCATCTGGCCGAAATCCAGCGCATCGAGGCGGCCAAGCGGCAGTTGTCGATGACGACGGAAGAGCGCATCCGCGACATCCGCCGTCAGGGCATGACGGAGTACGAGGCCACCGAGGATCGAAAGCGCCAGATCGCCGAGATGCAGGAGCAGGCGCGCCGCGCGCTGGCCAACGGCGAACTGGAGCAGGCCCGTCAACTCGCGCAGAAGGCGATGGACATGGCCGCGCAGGTCGCCAGCAGCCAGACCAGCGAGGCCAAGCGCGCCGAGGAAGCGCGCAAGCAGTCCGAGCAGGCGGTGTCGCAGGTCACGCAACTCGAAGCGCAGTCGCGCGACGCCTACCGCCGCCAGGAGTACCAGCAGGCCACCGATCTGATGCGACAGGCCGAGCAGTTGCGCGCCGAACTGGCGCAGAAGGCCAAGGATGCCGATGCGCAGGCAGCACAAGGCAAGCAGGGCGTGGCAGACGCCATCGACCGCATCCGCCAGTCTGAGGACATCCTCAACAAGGCGCTCGACGCTGAAGCGAAAGCGCACCAGACGGCGGCGCAGGCGGCACTGTCCGCCCGCGACCAGATCCGCCAGACGCTGGAGCAGACGCAAACGCAGCTTGATCAGATCACCGCCAAGCTCAAGGACGGTCTGAAGGTCACGCTCGATGCGGACACCGCGCGCTTCGACAAGGCCATCGCCGATCTGGACAAGGCGTTGGCCGAGAAGCAGTACCTGCTGCAGATCCAGGCCGACCTGCAGGAAGCGGAGAAGAAGCTCAAGGAATACGAGGCTCTGCTCAAGGAAGGCAAGACCCTACCGGTCGATGCCGATGTGTCCAAGGCCAAGGAGGCGCTCGAGCGGCTCAAGGTCTACGCCGACCAGAACGCGCAGTTCGAACTGAAGGTCGCCACCGAAAAGGCGCAGGCGGCGATCACCAACGTCGAAGGGATGATCAACGCGCTGAATCGCATCCAGACCGAATCGCGCCATCAGGTCTCGACGAACGCGGATGCGGCGCGCACCGAGATCATGAGCCTGAACGGCGCGAACACCAGCAGCACCCACACCATCTACGTCCAGAAAGTCGAGGTCAACGCCACGGGCGGGTTGGTCGGCGGTGGTGTGCAGCGCTTTGCCGACGGCGGCGCGGTGGCTTCGGCGTTCCCGCGCATGGCAGGCGGCTCCGTGCCCGGCTCCGGCCACCACGACACCGTGCCGCGCACGCTGGACGCCGGTGCCTTCGTGATCCGCAAGGCGGCGGTGCAAAAGTACGGCAGCAGTGCGCTCGCGCGATTGGCGGGCATTGCCACCGGTGGCGTCGCCCGCTTCGCCAAGGGCGGCCCGGTGACGCCGCAGAAGCCCAAGCGCAACCGCGACGTGGTCGAGGCCGAAAAGATGATCGACCTCGGGCTTCAGGGCCTGGGCCAGATCAGCTACAGCGGCAGCCTGGATGCGCGCAGCAAGACCTTTGCGTACTGGCAGCCGCTGGCCCGCCAGGATCGCTCGGCGCTGGAGAAGATGATCGACCGCAAGACGCTCACCGCCAATGAGCGCGCCAGCCTCGACCAGATCAAACAGCGTTGGCGCTTTGCGATGGCCCAGCCGATGAGCTACGGCAAAGACCTCGAGCGCGATCTGATCGACTACATGGAAACGCTCGACGGCGAGTTCTTCGCCCGAGGTGGCCTTGCCAATTCCGACACCGTGCCCGCGATGCTCACGCCGGGCGAGTACGTGGTCAATCGCAGCGCGGTCGCGCGGCTGGGCGTCGGCTTCTTCGAGACCATCAACAACTTGAGCGCCCCGGCGCAGACGCTGGCCGACCGCGCGATGGTGGGCATCCAGGGCTTCGCGTCGGGTGGGCTGGTGCGGCCTGCCGGGGCTGTGCTGCCGCGTCCCACGCTCGCCACCGACAGCACGCCATCGCGCACCGTGCGCGTGGAACTGGCAGCGGGCACGCAGAAGGTCAACGCCACCGTGGACGCGCGTGACGAAGTGCGTTTGCTGCAACTGCTGGACGCAGCGCGCGCCCGCACGACGTGATCGTGTCACGCGGCAATTCCGCCTGAGATTTCCCGATGCAACTGAAGAACCTCGCCACAGGGGTGGCTCTGCCATTGCCCGACGACTTGCTGTGGAGCGATGAGCACGCGTGGTCGCCCGCCGTGGCGTCCACGTCCTACCTGATCACCGGGGCCCTGCTGATCCAGTCGGCCACCCGGCAGGCAGGACGCCCGATCACCTTGGTGGGTGCCCCCGATATGGCGTGGGTGACGCGCGCCACCGTCGAGGAACTCCGGTCGTGGGCGGCGTTGCCCGTGAGCGCGACGACGGGTCGCTTCGAACTCAGCTTCGCCGACGCACGCGTCTTCACCGTCGCCTTCCGCCACGCGGAAACCGCCGTCGAGGCCGAGCCCGTGCTGGGCATCCCGGCGCGGGCCAGCACCGACCGCTACCGCCTGACCCTTCGATTCCTGGAGTTGTGAAATGCCGATTCAATCCGGCGACGTCAAACTGCTGAAGTCCGCCGTGATGGCCGACGTGCCCGAAGGCGGCGGCGCGCCCACGGGCGTGACCATCGCGGATGGCGTGTCCAACGCCATCTTCCCGGACATCTCCGAACTGGATCGCGCCGGGGGCCGCGTCAACCTCCGCAAGACCTTCGTGCAGGTCGCTACCGACGACACCGACACCTACTTCGGGGCCAACGTCATCGTGGCCGAACCGCCGCAGGACGTGCGCGTCAGCGTCACGTTGTTCTCCACCAAGAAGACCTTCGACACCCGCGAGCAGGCGCAGACGCGCATCGAAGCCTATCTCAACAAGGGCCCCGAATGGGCGGGCTACCTGTTCGAGAACCACATCGCGGGCCAGCGCGTGGTGCAGCTGTTCCAGCGCCTGAGCGACGCCGTGCCCAACGTCGGCCAGACCCTCGTCCTCATCGAAAACGAAAACCTGCCCACGCAGAAGGAGCAGTACGTGCGCGCCACTGCCGTGTCGGTGGTCGAGCGCAGCTTCACCTACAACACCGATCAGGACTACCGCGCCGCCGTCGTGACGGTGGCGATCAGCGACGCGCTGCGCTTCGACTTCACCGGATCGCCCGCCAGCCGCACGTTCACCCGGGTGGCCAACGCCACCAGGACGCGCGACACGGTGGTGGCCGACGCGGGCACCTACGTCGGCGTGGTGCCGCTGGTGCAGGCCGCCGCCGTGGGCGACTTCACCGTCAAGGGCGCGTCCATCTACACGCAGCTCGTGCCCAGCGCGCAGACAGAGACGCCGATCTCGTTCGCGCCTCCGTATGCGGCAGCCGGACTGCCCGTGCCCGGTGCCGCGCCGGTGAGCTACAGCGCCAGCCACGCCTGGACGACCAGCATCAACTTCAACCTGCCGGGCGGCTGCTTGCCGGGGTCGCTGTCCATCGTCGCCGGCGGCGTCACCATCTTCGACGACGCGGGCCTGCTCAAGACCGCCAGCGGCACGCTCGGCACCATCGACTACGCCAACGGCATCCTGAGCCTGAACTCCGGCGCGATGTCGGGTAGCAAGTCCATCACCTACACGCCTGCCGCGCAGTTGCAGCGTGCGCCGCGAAGCTCGGAGATCCCGGTCACGCCCGAGTCGCGCAGCCAGTCCTACGTCGGCACCGTGAACCCAGTGCCGCAACCGGGCACGCTCACGATCAGCTACATGGCGCAGGGCCGCTGGTACGTGTTGTCGGATAGCGGCAACGGCTCGCTCAAAGGGCTGGACGCCAGCTACGGCGCAGGCACTTTCAACAAGAACACCGGGGCGTTCGTCGTCACGCTGGGCGCGCTGCCGGACGTGGGATCGTCGCTGATCCTGACCTGGAACGTGCCGACGCAGGAGACACAGCAGCCGACCGCCACGCTCAAGGCGTCGCAGACCATGCTGCTTGCCCCTCCCGAAGGCAAGAGCGTGCAGCCGGGAACGTTGACCGTCACATGGCCGCATGAAAGCGGCACCGGCACGCGCACGGCTTCGGCTTCCACCTCCGGCGTACTGACGGGCAGCGCCACCGGCGAACTCAACGTCGCGCAGAACCTCCTGAGCTTGGCGCCCAACTTGCTTCCGCCGGTCGGCGCGCTGCTGACGGTGGACTACGTCGCAGGCCCCAAGCAGGAGGACGCCTTCGCGCACCCCTCGCGCGACGGTTTGGGCCGTGTGCCGGTGACGGCCACGCTGGGTTCCATCGAGCCGGGCTCGCTGGAGATCGAATGGAACACGCTAACCGACACCACCGTGCTGGGCGTCTACACGCAGCAGCAGATTCAGGCGATGGGCCTGGGCCTGTGGAACGGCGTCGATCCCACGCAGTACGCGCGTGACGACGGCGCGGGCAACGTGCTGCGCTCCGGCGTCGTCATCGGCAGTGTCAACTACGCCACTGGCGCGGTGCAGTTCCAGCCGGACGTCACGGTCAAGATTCCGCGCCCCGTCTATGGCACGCAGCAACTGGGCTGGGCGAACGGCGTGGGCCAGATGTTCCGCCTGAACTACAGCGGCATCACCTACGTGGATGCGCCGTCGCTGTACCCGAATGACGAGTCCGGCTACGTCAAGCTGCGCTACAACAGCGCGGGTTCGACCAGCAATCACACCGACACCTTTCCCTTCGCGCCCAGCTTCCGTCTCGTGCCCGGTGTCAACGCGCAAGTGGTGACGGGCAGCGTGCTGCTCACCATCGCAGGCAGCCAGCCCTGGGGCGACAACGGCCAAGGCACGCTGCGCGAGTTCACGCCCAGCGGCTGGGTCACGCGCGGCAGCATCAACTACCTGTCGGGCACGGTCGCGCTCACGTCCTGGTCGGCGGGCGCGGCCAACAGCATCACGCGCGCCAGCTGCGTGACCACGGTCGGCGAGAACATCTCCAGCGAGTATGTGTTTCGCACTGGCGCGGCTCCGCTGCGGCCCGGGTCGCTGTCGATTCAGTTCGCCCGTGCGGTGGGCGGCACGCAGACGGTCACCGCAGGCATCGACGGCACGATCTCCGCATCCGGCGTCAGCGGCAGCGTGGACTACGACACCGGCCTCGTGCGGGTGCGTTTCGGTACCCTGGTCACGGCGGCGGGCCATGAAAGCGAGCCGTGGTTCGACGCCGAGAACGTGCGCCCGGACGGCAAGGTATTCCGGCCCGAGCCGGTGGCGGCAAGCAGCCTGCGCTACAGTGCCGTCGCCTACAGCTATCTGCCGCTGGACGCGGCGCTGCTGGGCATCGACCCCGTGCGCCTGCCCAGCGATGGACGTGTACCGATCTTCCGGCCCGGGGGCTTCGCGGTGGTCGGCCACACCGGGCGCATCACCGCGTCGGTCAGCAACGGCCAGACCATCGATTGCGCTCGCGTGCGCCTGTCGCGCGTGCGCGTGGTCGGCCACGACGGCGTGGTGATCCACAGCGGCTACACCACCGATCTGGAAGCGGGAACCGTCACCTTCACCAATGTCGCGGGCTACAGCCAGCCCGTGACGGTCGAGCACCGCATCGAGGACATGGCCGTGGTGCGCGACGTGCAGATCAGCGGCGAAATCAGCTTCACGCGGCCTTTGACGCACCAGTACCCGCTGGCCAGTGTGGGCGATCCGCTGTCCGGCAGCTTCGTGTCCAGCGCGCTGGTGGCCGGTGACCTGTTCGCCCGCGTGAACCTCGTGTTCGACCAGAGCAGCTGGAACGGCGGCTGGTCGGACGACCTCGTGGGCAGTGCCGCGACTGCGACCTTCAACCACACGCAGTACCCGATCACCGTGAGCAATCGCGGCGCGCTCACCGAGCGCTGGGTGGTGCGCATGACCAACAGCACCTCGTTCGAGGTGATCGGCGAGAACGTCGGCGTGATCGCCACCGGCAACACCAGCGCCGACTGCGCACCCAACAACCCGGCCACCGGGGTGCCGTACTTTCGTCTACCCGCGCTGGGGTGGGGCAACGGCTGGGCCACGGGGAACGTGCTGCGCTTCAACACCATCGGCAGCCAGTTCCCGGTCTGGGTGGTGCGCACCGTCCAGCAGGGGCCGGAATCCGTGTCCGACGACCACTTCACGTTGCTGATCCGTGGCGACGTGGATACGCCTTGATCCAGAGGAACCATCGCAATGACCGACCTCACCGTCAAATACTTCAATAGCGGCATGACGGGTGCGCCGCAGATCGCCAACAACTGGGGCGATCTGGTGACGATGCTCGACGCTTGCCTCGTCAACGGCTTCGCGCTCAAGGCCATCGACACGCTGACCTTCGCCGATGGCATTGCCACCGCCAGCATCAGCGCGGGCCATGCCTACCGGCCCGAGCAGGTGGTGGAAATCGCCGGGGCCGACCAGCCGGAATACAACGGCGAGGTGAGGGTGATCGCCACTACCGCGACCACCTTCACCTACGCGGTGACCGGCACGCCTGCATCGCCCGCGACCAGCGCCACCAGCCTCTCGGCCAAGGTCGCGCCGCTGGGCTGGGAGAAGGCATTCGCGGGCACGAACAAAGCGGCCTACCGCAGTCAGAACCCTGCTTCGCCGCAGAACCTGCTGCTGATCGACGACGACCTCAAGACGCCCGGCTACACGACGACCTGGGCCAAGTGGGCCAACGTCGGTATCGTCGAAGAGCTGTCGGACATCGAAACCATCGTCGGTGCGCAGGCCCCGTTCGATCCGAACAACCCGACACAGAACTGGAAGCAGGTCGCGGCCAATCAGTGGGGTTGGTACAAGTGGTACCACGCTCGGAGCAACCAGTACGAGAGCAACGGCGACGGCGGCGCGGGTGGTCGCAATTGGGTGCTCATTGGCGACGACCGGCTGTTCTTCCTGTTCGTCACCAATGCCGCCGGATACAACTGGTACGGGCGCAACGCTTACTGCTTCGGCGACCTCATCAGTTTCAAACCCGGTGACGAATACGCCACGGTGCTGTGTGCCGACGACAACTACTCGGGCATGAGCAACTACTGGAGCTATCCCGGCCAGTTCAACGGCTACGGGCTCACGCAGTCGCTGGAGTTCACTGGCAAGACGCTGCTGCGCAACCACACCCAGCTAGGTAACCCGGTGCGCTTCGGCCTCACTTCGCTGAACACCAACAACTCCAGCCAAGTCTGCGGACGCGGGCCGATGCCGTTTCCGAACGGGCCAGACTTCAGCCTGTGGCTGTTGCCAACCTACGTGCGCGAGGAGTCGGGCCATATGCGCGGCCTGATGCCCGGCATGCACTGGATGCCGCAGGATCGGCCCTACAGCGACCAGACCATCGTCGACAACGTGGTGGGCCAGGCGGGCAAGAAGTTCCTGCTGGTCAGGACGCAGTACAGCTCGGAAACCGAAGGGGCGCAGATCGCCTTCGACATCACCGGGCCGTGGAGGTAAGCCGTGGCGTGGTGGGACAGCGTGGCGTCCTTGACGCCGGTCGCGGCGTGGGATGCGCTGCATTTTTCAGATGGGCAACTGCAGGATCAGGTCGGCGGCAACGCCATCACCGTGCAGGGCGGAGTGGCCACGCCATTCCCGCTGCACGGGCTGTATGGGCAGGACAAGCCGTGGCCGCTGGCGATGCCGATGTTCTTGTCCGGCGATTTCGTGCTCGCGGGCTTCGTGATGCACGTCAGCCGGGGACTGGTGTTCTACAAGACCCTCGGCGACAGCAGCAGCTACTTCCTGGATCAGGAATCCAACGGTGCGATCTACCAGTACGCCAATGGCACGGGCGGCCAGGTGGGCAGCGGGCCAGCTTGGGGCACCCACAAGTTCATGACGCTGGTGGCCAGCCCGTCCAGTGCCCGCGTCTACCTCAACAACGACTGGGCGGGCGCGGCCTTTGCGCGTGCATGGGTGGCCGACACCGTGGGTGGTATTGGTTACTACGCCGACGGCAACGAATACAACATCGGCGGTAGCGAGCGCTTCTACGCCGCCGGGCTCTGGTCGGGGACACCGAGCCTTGCCGACCTGCGTGCGTTGGAGACCGCCTGCCGCGCTGCGCTTGCAGGCCCGCCAGTCGGCGTTCATGCCGCTGCCTTGGCCCGCTGGCACAGCCCGAACTCCGATCAGTGGAATCAGCCGGGCAGCCATCCGCGCCAGTTTCGCGGCCTACCCGGCGCACGCCGGAACATCCACTTCGGCGGCGACGGCCAGATCACCGGCACCGTCAAGGAAAAGGGCACACCCGACCAACCGCTGGTGCGTCAGGTGCTGCTCTACAGCGAGAACACGCACACGCTGGTGGCCGGCACCTGGTCGGACACCGCAGGCAACTACCGCTTCGAGCGGCTCGACCGCGCGCAGCGCTACACCGTGA